GCGAAGGGTGTGTCTTCTATGAATGGAGGTAGAGTTCGGCTTGCTCTCAAATCCGGTTCTGAGTAGTAGTGTATAATTTTACCTAACCACTCAAGACTCTGTATCTTAAGATATGGAGTCAACTTAGAATCAATTGCTGTTTGAACTTCGTTAAAAAGTAGGATACCTATAATCTCTCTCATAACCTGAGAAGGACCAATAGGCCCGCACTTAATAACGCTGAACCACTCCCGGACAGAGAAATCTTCCGATGTCGTTGAAACAGTACCTATAAAGAGATTTATAGGCAGATCAAACAGTAACTTAGTCTCGTATCTATGAACTTTTCTAAACTTGGAATATTGTTTAAAGAAGGGAGATACAAGACTTTCAAAGTAGTCGGGTGTTAGTATCAGGTCTCTTACGTTCTTCCAGCCATGATTATACATGGTTCTTAGAAGTTCAGCTAACTGGCTTGGGTCTTTACTACTTTCAATTAAACCTGAAAGAGTAAAAGGACTAACCTCTGTTTTCTCGTAGAAATATCGAGAAGCAAAGGATAGTATCTTGGGTCCCACCACTGTTTTCAGTGCTGAGATCTTGACTCCCAGAGTGTTAACCATAAGATCCTTATAATTATGAGCGGTGTCTTTATCACATATAACAATATCATCACCGAGTAACGCATACCTTTCAAAAGGTAGTGCATGACCTGCCTTGAATGCGGCAAGTTGTACTATGACGTGATGTGATAACGAGAAAACTGGCCAAGAACTGTATAGCCCTAAAGGCTGTCCAGTTCTATAATGGATATGAGATCCATCTTGGGTCTTAAACGGAAGAGTTGTTAAAACTCTTCCCCAGCTTTCTGCTACTTCACTACCATAAAGGTGCTCCATAACGATTTTCTGTACAGCCAAAGGGAACCTATCTGTTGCGTCAGAGAGATCATAATTATAAAACTCTCTTTCGTTTAACAGGTACGTTAAATCTCCTTGGTTAAACGTTCTATCCGCTCTGAATGTTTTCAGAACTTCCATGACATCGTCATGGAATGGTTTTAGAACAGCTTGAGTCCAGTAATC